TCATCACCCGCACCTGAATTAACCAAGGATATTGCCCTCAATAACCTTTACGCCGCTAGTCGTCGTGCTCCTGTTGACGCTAATCAACATGACCTCTGCTTGCGCTCTGCTCAACTCCTAGCCAAAGAGCTTGGACTGGATGGCGGCGACAATGCGCCAAGGCCCGTTCCGGTTCCCAAATAAGTCATGAGCGGCACCTCGGATGTCAATTGGAAGTCTTACGTTGGCCCACAAGACAACGATAGGCTCATTACGTCCGAGGTGTGGCAGCCTCCAGTTTTCCCCAAAGATTGGGATGACCTGTTTAAATGCTCAAATGTGAACAATCTTGTGGCTCGCGGACTGACTATCCCTGACAGTCGTGAGGATAGCATTGATTGCGTGCGCGGTAGCGGCTATTCCGTTGAATCCTGCACGATTGAAGGCTCAACCACGGTCAAGGGAGCCATTGATGGCTTTAAGCTCTCAAATTGCGTTATTTCGGGTACTATTGAGTGTGGCCAATATGATAACTATTGGAAATTTGGCAGGGACCCCACGCGCAATGTATCGTTGATCAATTGTTGCTCACCGGATGGTGAACCCATTCGCGTTAAACTGTGGGATGCTAATGTGCCTACGGTGCAGAACACCCATGTTAAGATAATCAAGATGCCAAAATGGCTTTGGCTCCCGTATTTCTTGTTCCGTCGTCTTACTAACCCTAAAGCTGCATAACTATGCTCGACCTCATCACAAACGCACTAGGAGGCGGCGCATTAGGCGTCTTACTCCGTATTGGAAATGGTTTCTTTGACAATTATAAAGCGGGCCAAGAGCACAAACGGAAACTTGAAGAGGCAAAGGCTATGGCGGAAATTGCCAGCGATAAAGCTCGATGGGACGCTTTTACCGCTAGTCAACAAGCTGCCACACCTCCTGATAACATCTCTCCGTGGGCTGCTAACACAATCACCCTTTTCCGCCCAGTCATTACCCTGCTATTACTTGTCTTGGTGACCATTGTATTCTTTCGGGTCACTTCGCTTGAGCAAGCAGACATGATTGATGAAATCCAGTTTTGTGCATTTAATTGCATTGGATGGTGGTTTGGCGATAGAATGACCCGTAAATCCAAATGAATGACCCAAAAGACCTCATGGAAATAGCCAAGGTGTGGAAAGAGACGGGATGGCTTACGGCAGTCATTGGCGGAGCTGGTATGACAGCTCGTCTGCTCGCCAATCCGATTCAAGGCACACCGTGGGATAGCATTCGACGCATCCTGATGGCTGCTATTGTTTCCACCATCGCTTGGTTTATCGTGGAACAGATTGAAGTCAGCTCCTTGGTTAAAGCAATAACGTATGGTGTGGCAGGGGTGGTAAGCCCTGAGATAATCGACGGTCTAACCAATTTGGCTAAGAGCTATTCTAAGAATCCAAGCAAACTGATTAAAAAATGAACCCTAAAGCCATTACTGCTGCTCTCGCATTAACAGTGATTTGTTTTTCAGGTGTTGGCGTAATGACGGTTCAAAATGTTTCATCTAACATTGCACAAAGCGATAAAGAATTCGCACGTACCAGCAATGTGTTGAGTCCACTTTTTGATGTTTACGCTTTATCTATTGTTGATGGTCAGGCCAAAGCAAGCAAAGGGTTGATGAACTCAAAAGAGTTCTGTGATTCCCTCAATAAGCTGGAAATTGATGCCGAGAAATTGATTGCCGAGTACAATCAGCATCCAGAATTGTTGGCGCAGCATAAATTGGTTAAAGCCTACCTTAAGAAAGCCCGTGCGGCTTGTGATAGCGGGAAGATTGAAACGCTCAATTCCCCAGCAATGACTGCTGAACTTTATGGGGTGATTGACCCAATGACCGAGCTGATTAACAGGCTGCTTTTGGAGAACTTGACCATATCGCGCCAATACAAGAGTGCGGCTGATTCATCCCTGCTAACCTTTGAGCGATTTGCTACCGTTGCTGCTGGGCTGGGCATCGTTTTTGCCGTAGCACCTTGGATTAAACCCAAAGAAAAAGTGCTGGTTTCCATTAAACCAAAACGTCGTAAGAATAAATAGTCTTGTCATTTTTTATAAAGTGATATGCTTCAGAATCCATGAAAAAGTTCGTCATTGCTAGTGACATTCATGGGATTCACAAGGATGAGCGTGCTTGCAATGCGTGCATCAATTTCACGAAGGACTTTAAACCTGAAATAAGGGTGATAGCTGGCGACCTATGGGATTTCTCCGCTATCCGCAAGGGAGCCTCGGAGGATGATCGCGCAGTATCCATGCGGGATGATTTTCAAGCAGGGGCAGAATTTGCTGATGCTTTCTTTGAAGGTGGTTCAGAAAACACTTTGATGCTGGGTAATCACGATGTGCGTGCATACGACCTAGTTAATTCAGTAGATGCCGTTAAAGCCGATTTGGGGCACAGAATGGTACTGGACATAGAGTACGTCGCAAGGAGGAACAAAGCCTCTCTAATGCCCTACGATAGTCGTGCGGGTGTGCTCCAGATTGGACACCTTAACGTGGTTCATGGATTCCATACCGGAATGTCAGCGTGTGCATCCCATAGCCGTATCTATGGAAACGTGGCCTTTGGCCATTGCCACTCAATCGAATCCTTTCAAACCCCCGGCCTCAATCCGCAGGAGGCGCGTTGCATTGGTTGCTTGTGCGACCTTAACCCTGACTATGCAAACCGCAAGACGGGTAAACTAAGGTGGAGTCATGGTTGGGCTTATGGGTGGGTCGAGGATGATGGAACCTACTCCATATTCCAAGTACGGGGTATTAATGGTAAATTCCGCACTGCCTCCGAAGTTAAGACTTACTAATGAAAACTAACGACCCTTGGGCCAAGATGGATGAGTTAATGTCGGCTGAATTTATACCTGATGAAGCGGGTTGGTTCACGGCCATGGATTTTGTTGCTAAATATAAACTGAATGAAAGAACCGCTAGGGATAAACTAGATAAATGGCAAAAAGACGGCATAGTTGAGAAGCGTCGTGGAATGACTAGCTCCTGCAAAAAACCGCAGAACTACTTCCGTCTGCTTTAAAAAAGGAACCCCTCCTACAGAGTCGTAAGAGGGGTCGTTAAGGCAGGTTTGGCCAACCATTCGTAGCCAATAGCTACGTTTTGCTTTAATCTGATACCGAAGGTATATTAATCCGCTTTACGTGTCAAGCACATTATGCCTCTTCTGCTTGGCTGTTGGTACTGGTGAAGTAGGGCCTTTCCGAGGTCAATTCAACTGATTCGTGTTCTTCTATTAGCCTACCCTGCCAAGACACTTGATACAGTAGGCCCGAAGACTTGTAAAGCAACCCAACGATAACCCCCGGCGTATCTTCAGTCTTGTGATACACCATTTCGCCCAGTTTGTAGGTAGGAGAGTCAGGACTCATTGGCTGATGCTTCCGATACTACCTTATTGTGGTAGTAATCAGCAATCATTAGCCCGTCCGCATCACCGTGTTTAAGCACCATTGCAGCCAAATCTGGCCATTTTGACCGCCCAAGGGCACAAGATGCCGCCTTTAGCTCCTTTGAGCCTTTAATGTCAGGCAATTGGGCTTTCTGCCACTCTTTCGAGTCAATCACCCTGTAAGGGATGTTCAACTGCTCCAGAACGATCAGAACGGCCTCAAATGAGCGTTGAGCGGGCAACACAGCGCCCATGAACCGTCCGGTAAATGGACGCTCAATGTAAGCGTGGACGGTTACATTATTATTCAAGACCATTGGCTTTATGGCGTTAACCATCAAGAGTTCATTGAGGGATTGGTGATCAATGCGGCGGATATGGCGCTCTTTCTTGCCAAGGATGGACATTTTTGAGGGTGTTTCCGCAAAGAAAGCCTCTTTTTTGTGTCCATCTTGCAAGATAATGCCAATGCTGCCCGTAGTTCCGTTGTCGATGCCAATAGTTATTTTCATTTTCTGGATAATGGAAATGATTCAAAACAATCGGGACATTCATAACCCGTGGTTTTCTTGGTCTTCCAATCGTAGCATTGGATTAACCGTGTGTAGTTGGTCTTGTTGTTGTATTCCTTACGAAGGTCAGGCGGGATAACGGCACCCACCCACGATACCCCGCATTCGGGGCAATTGCGCTCATTAGCGACATTGCGGTTTTTCATGCTTCAGTTGGCTTTTGTCCGGTTAGTGCCCAGTCATAGCAAAGGAGATAACCGTGGGCATCTACGATGTTATCTTCCTTACTGCGAAACATCTCGCGGCTTAATTTGAGTAAGACCATCATAAGTATCGCATCTTCGGCGGTGATGTCTTCTTTTAGTTTGGAGTGCAAAAGACCAGACCACATTTTGGCTGTCTTGGTGTAATCGTCCTTAGGGTTGCCGTAACTGACGTTACGGTCACCAAGGACTAACTCTTGGGCTTTTTGTGCATTGTTCATTGTGTTTCTGGATACAAATTGATTACTCGGTAAGCGTAGTTACATGCGTGTGAGCTAATTCTTTTGGCGTAAGGACCAGCGCACCAAGCTATGGCTAGAGAATAGTTGTTAACAACGTCCCCGCGACGCTCAATGATTTGGGCATTGTGGCGCAGGATGTTAAGAGCAACCTTACGTTGCACTGATTCGGGAACCATAACCATTGGTATGTTACTGTGCTCTTTCCATGTGGCTGGGTGAATCTGGTAGATACCGTACTCACCTCGTTTACCTGTCTTCCCACGGCTATTCTCGACTAGCTCAATGCACTTCAGGAAGCGGATTTCATTAACTTCTTCCAACGGTGGGTAGGTTATTACTTTGCTGGAAGCTCTAACGCCAATTAGCGTTACGCTAAATAGTATGATTAAGGCTATTAACATAATCTTCATGATTTTTTCTGGATTGTTGAATGATCTGGTCCATCTGAAACAGCATGGCAGTGTTGATGTGCTTGCAACGTGTGGCGTTGGGGTATCCATGATTGATGATACGCCCACCCTCACGGTATTTAGGACGGCATTTGATTTGATAATGAGGGCATGAGCAATGACCGTTGCCACCGTCCTCAAATAAATCCACGAAATGCGGTTTATCCTCTTCCGAGGATTCCACCCAATAACGTAGTGCTTCGCCCTCAACTTGTTTACACTCCTTTGGCATCGAAGTAGGTGTGTCGGACGTATTGCTTAGTCCAGAACTGCCATGAGGTACGGTCAAAGAACAACGGAACGTCCTTGTCCTCGCCATCACCAAAGCGTTGCTTGTCGATACGGATGCGACCATCATACCAGCCTTCAATCTCGGTCTGCTTCATCACATCGCCACGCTGCTTGGCTTCATCCCATTTACGTTGCTTGAGCTTATTGCGCCACACCACGATAACATTGAATGCGGCATTGTTAATGTCCTGACTGCCGCTAATGTCGGTCTTGGTGGGTACACGGTCCTCATTCTCGCTCTTGCGGCTATGAGCCACCAGAATGACATGAGCACCCGTATCATTGCAGAACGACGTTAGTTGGTCCATAAAGGTGCGTTGACCCGTGAAGTCCTCACCAGCGATGCCGCACTTGAACAAGGAATCAATGATGAAAATTTCCACCCCAAACCGCTTACGAGCATAGCTCATAGCATCAAGGATACGCTCACGACTAGCTACGCCAACGTGGTCATAAAACCACAGGCTACCACTAAGCCAATCAATGCACTTGATCAACTCTTCCTTGTTGTCCGGCTGCTTCTTGGCCAATGCGCTCTTGGTCATCATTTGGAGCGTCTTGGAGGGCTTAATCTCCAAGGATGCGTCAAAAACTCGCGCACCATTGCTAATCAAATGAATGACTAAGTGGTTAAGGAGTTGAGTTTTACCATGGCCAGAGTAGCCCGATAGTACAGTAAACTCGCCCGGTCTAATGCGTAACGGTAAATCATCCCAAGGCGTGCTGTACCCTTGGGAGGCATTCTTCGCGTCGTAAAGGTCCCATACGCCATCAGTGAACGCATTCGCGCACTTGATTTCCTCAAGGTCGATCTGCTTGGAGGCGTTAAGGGCTTTAAGGAAGTCTTCTTGGGTGAATCCAGCTTTGAGGCAGTCATTGGCGTCTTTATGCGGTAAGGTTACGACGTAGGTTCGATGCAAGCCAAGGCGTTTGGCCAGCTTCTCAGCCGCTTCACGACCCGCTCCATCCATATCGGTTGATATGTATATCTTCTCAAACCGCTCTAGCCATTCCCAATCGAGTTCAATCCACTCTTGGTCAGACACCCCGTTAGGGACGCTGACTGCGGATATGCCCGCCGATTGATAGCTCATGGCGTCGATCTCGCCCTCGGTAATAACAAGGTGCCGTTCATCGTCCGACACCGTGCATTTGCTGAACAAACAGCGTTTGGTGCCATCTGAGGACCACATCTTCTTCTTGCCGTTCTCGTCACGGTCTATGCCCAAGAACTTCAAATGAACCGCTTTGTCCTTACAGTTGTCGAAGTACGGGAAGACAATGACCTCACCTTGATGAGCATCAGCAATCCGGTTTATTGTAACCACCTCACGGTTCAGCCTTCTTTCTCCTATGAGATAATCCTCAGCCTTGGTGTTGGTTGTAACCAACTGAATGTCCTTACCCTTGACCTCAGGAGCTTGATAGGTCTTCGGCTTGTACTTTTTAACGGATGCATACTCATCTTTGACCCCAAGCCATTCCTTAGCCTCTTTAACGGCTTGGAAGAACGTGATGTTCTTGGCTTTGGACCAAAGGTAGAGCGGTGTTCCGCCCTTGTCTGATTCATTGGCTCGGTCAATAAAGCAGCCAACCCTAGTCCCGCTAACGTAAATGTGGAAGCTGTCTCCAGCTTCACCGTTAATGGAACCAAGGTGCGCGATATTGCCGCGAACCTTAGCATTTGGAAATAGCATTGCTACCATTTCATCCATGCGCCCTTTGAGCGCATTGTTCAATTCCGCTGTGTCCACTGAGTTCCTTTCGGTTAAGCTGTTATCAAATTATCGTTTCCCTTGATCACTTGTTGCGACTGGCGCGTAAAATCACCCTTAGGCCAATAGTCCTTGGTGCTAAACCACAAAAATGCAATAGCGAGGTATTCACGATAAGCCTGTTCTTGCTCTTCTAGGGTGTACACCTTCCATTGCGGCACATCAGGTTCAAGACTGTTGATGCCCACGTTGATGATAGTTGGTGGTGCTGGTAAATTCATTTTCACCTGATAACAGTGAGCATAAAAAGCTAATTGAATCCTGTAGGAGTCCCAAAAGCTGGCCTTACCCTTCTTAAACTTGCTTGTTTTGTAGTCGATGATGGCGACACCATATTCGTAGGTATCAGCCACAAGGTCCGTCCGACCAGCTACGCCCGTGTACGGGTCATACAGCATGATTTCACTGGCCAGACGGGTCTTGATTCGCTTATCATACTCAGGGCCAAACTTTTCTACAAATGGACGCAAGTCATGCTCCAGAGGTAGTTGAGGGTATTGGTCAAGAGCATCATGAAGCCTTGTTCCAAAATCCGCCGCATCCTTACCTTTCTTACCCGCGATCTCGCCTATGCGGTTCTTATACTGCTCTTCTGTCTCGTTTACGCTCTTGGGGTTGTTTACTACCGCATCAAAAAGCTGGTTCATCTTCCACGCATCTAGCATGGGATTAGCCCGCTCCTTGAGGATAGTCGTAATCGAAGGGAATGCCTTGTGCTTACGAGCATCCCGAAGGGTGTAATCGTGTTGAGGAGTGAGGTTGCC